AGTCCACCCAAGGTCGGCCATCACGTAGCCATCTGGGCAGCGGTAGCAGCCAAGCCCGTTTGAGTGCGGGCCCGTCATCAGGTATGCGGCCAGCAGCTTGCCGGCGTCCGTCCACTGCTGGGCATCCTGGCTCTGCCAGAACGCGCACTGGATCTGCCCGTACTCACGCATGGGACACCCCCATGCGCTGCTCCATCGCTCGCACCTGCTCCGGGGAGCGGGATAGCACCGCACCCCGCAGCTCGCCCCACAGGCGGCGCAGGACTACGCGGTCGTGGCAGGCGGAAGCGACCTTCATAGCGGCGGCCAGCTCGCGGATGCGGCGCTCGCGCTTGGCGTCATCGAGGTTGATCGTGCTGGCGTTCATGGCCACTTCGCTCCCAGGCTCTTGGCCAGCGGCTCCATCAGCGCGGCCAGCTTCGCGAACTGGGCCAACGCCTCGGCGTGCTGTGCCTCGGGCGAAATCAGGTAGCGCTCGATCAGGTAGTGGATCGGCGTGACATCCTTGGTCTCGGCGATGTATCGCTCCAGGTCGTCGATCGACAGGCCGCGCGGCTTACCGCCGCTGTCGCAGCCGGCCAGCTTCTCGCTCAGCTTCGACGGTGCCATGTCGAGCCGGCCAGCAATGGCCGTGACACCGGCGCCCGCATACACCTGGGTTGCGATGTGCTCACGCAACGACCTGTTGCGCGCCACCCCGTCGTCGTAGGTAATTGTTAGGCTTTTCATGCAGTTATCCCGTTGGTGGGAATGCCGGGGTCAACGTGTTCCCCTGCGTTCCCCTGACTGGTTCTGAAAATGGCCGCATCCCCAAATCGGAGTGCAGCCCTGTGGCGAAAACGAATCAGCTGGCCGGAGCCAACGTCCTGACGCTCATGCGGATGGGTGGGAAGTGGTTCGTGTTGAAGCGGGTCGGCGAGCGGGTCGACGTGCGGCCGGTCGGCCAGGTGGTGCGGCCGCGGCGGCGCCGGAAGGTGCCCGGGGTGGTGATCCCCTTCCCTGTCCGGCTTGCATCCGGGGCCGACCATTGAAGCCTTCCCCAACTTGTGTAGCGTCGGCCTGCAACACCCACAGAACCCACACAGGAGCGACCGATGTACGAGATCCAAAAGCTGGAATTGCGCCTGCGGCTTGCCGAGGCCAGGACCGCGGCCATGCAGGAAATGCTGGTGATCGTGGCCAAGGGGCTCATCCCCGGATCCCCCGCAGCCGCCGCGGTCCAGGCGCAACTGCAAGACGCAGCTGCATACGCAGGACCGTCCGTAGCGAAGAAGGAACTTGCCTCCCTTGCCCGGGCCGTGGCCAACCAGCAGTAGCCAGGTCCGTAGCCAGGTCATGCAAAGACCCGACAATTGTGGGCAAGGACGTGGATAGAATCGGAGCCGCGGAATCACCCGCACAGTTCAAGGAATGTCGCAATGGCAAAGAACGAGAAGACCAGCCCGAAAGTCGCGTCGACCGCAGCCAAGCTCCTGTCCAATCCGAAGTCGTCCAAGGCCGTGAAATCGGTCGCGGGCGCAGCGTTGACGCAGGCTGCAGACAAGCCGAAGAAGAAGTAACTCGCGTCATTGCAGGGCCCTCAGCGATACGAGGGCCCTGCTCGGGATCGTCATTTCCCCGCTACGCTGCGGGTTCGCCTCGTCCGTCCAGTGACCGGCGATGGTCACGGCACCAGAGGCCGCCGAAATGAGCCGGCCAGCCGAGAAGCAGCGCAGGTCATCGGCCGTCTCTGGGGTTTCCCGCGTCCAGCCATCGCTGCGGCTTGAGTCCAGCCACTCGGCCAGAACGATCTGGCCTACCAAGGCTTTAGCACGTCGGGCGTCCATGTCAGGCGGCGGCCCCGGTGGGCTTGGCGCCCGTCGCGTACAAGTGATGGAGCTGGACGGCAGCCATGCCGCCCGGCTCCTTCGTCCGGCCCTGTTTCAGGTCGCTGACGGTCTGCGGCGACTTGCCGATGGCGCGGCCGATCTCGGTAAGGGACCAGCCGCGCTCTTCGAGCGCCTTGATTCGGTCTGCCCAGGTGATTTCCATGTGCCGTTTCCAGTGGGTTCGCCGCCATCCTACGGAATTCCGTTACCTGTCGTCAACGGCATTCCGTTACGGCATTCCGTTCAAATGTGAATATGGAAACGATTGGCACCAGGATCAGGGCAGAACGTGAGGCGCAGGGCGTCTCTCGCGCAGAGTTGGCGCGGTCTGCCGGCATCGCCCCCACTACCCTTTCGGACCTCGAGCTGGGCCTGTCGAAGTCGACCACGGCTCTACACAAGATCGCCAGGCGCCTTGGCCTGCGTCCCGAGTGGCTTGAAACCGGGCGCGGCGCCAAGGAACCGACGAACGATCCAACCGAAAGTGACTGGGCCGATATCAACGGCTACGCGCAGGCCATCGGCCTTGGCGGCGGTCCTGAGGCTCAGGAGTACGCCGAAACCCACAAGCTGAAGTTCAGGGCCGAGTCGCTGGCCCGTAAGCGCCTGCGCCCCAACGCCCTCGCAGTGATGTACGGCAAGGGCGACAGCATGGAACCGCGCATCCACAGTGGCGACGCCATCCTGTTCGATACCAGCGACACCCACCCGCGCGACGGCCAGATGTACGTGATCATGGTGGACGGCGGCGGTGCGGCGAAGGAGTACCACGTAAAGCGCTGCGAGGTGATCGACGACCTGGTGTTCTTCAAGGCCGATAACCCGCGCGGCGACCACAATTGGCGGAAGCCGAAGCGGCTGGACAACCCCCGTCATCCGATCCAGGTGATCGGCCGGGTTCGATGGATAGGGAGCTGGGAAGGATGAAGAGATGAAACTACTTTCGGCTGTGGCAGCACTACTGCTTTCAAACGCTGCGTTGGCACAGGACTGCGGCAATGCCAGCGCGGTCTACAAGGCATCGCTACAAAGAGTAGCGTCGCCAAACAGCGTCACCGCCCTGCGAAAAGCAGGCAGCATTTCTCTGATTTCGGTGATGAAGGTACCCTCAGACGGCGGTCCAGCCCCTTGGGAGTTGCTTGAAGCCAGCGGCGATCAGATGTGTGTCGTTGCCAAAGGAACGGATGCAGTGTTGCTGAGCGATGCGAGGAACACACACGGAAGCAATCGATATGGCATGCCTGGATCAGGGCACCCACGTTGCGCCACTGGCATGATAGAAAGCTCCGGACTTCCCGCATCTGCAGACGTGCGCTTCTGGGCAAATCGGGAGTTGGGAGACTCCCTGGTGTTTGGACTCGGTGATGGAAACAATGTCAGCTACACCGTGTTGACCTCTACCGACAACACTGGCCCATGGATAGTGCTGAAGCAAACTGGCAATGAAACGTGCTACTACGACCGAGGCGACGCCTCCGTAATAAAGCTGAACGCGGTAGCCCCGTAAGCCCAACCATGAACAGCCCGCCCACCCTGCGGGCTTTTTTTTTGCCGCACATAACGGAATTCCGTTGACAACCCAAAACGGAATTCCGTAGAGTTGACCCCGTCGGCCCACTTGGGCCATCCAACGGGGTCACCCATGGCACGCCACACCGCAAACGACCTGGTCCGCGCTGCCCAGCGCAGCCATGACGGCCGCGAACCGGCCGATCCGAACGACGAGGCCTTCCAGTTCGCCTGCGACCACGTGGCGGCGCAGCTGGAGCGCGAGGGCGACGTCGCCCCGCTGGTCGAGAAGCTGAGCCAGGCTCGGCATGTGATGACCCACCTCCTGACGCAGGAGGTCCCGGCCCACCTTTTGCCCCACTTCCGCGGGCTGGCCGACCTGGTCCGCGACATGTCCCGCCGTGTGGACGCCTCGATGAAAGATTTCGAGGCCGGGCACCTGGAGGACGCCGCATGACCGCCGCCGACCGAGCCCTGCACTTCCAGGCGCTGAAGCTGGCTTCGGGCTACCTGCTGGCCTTCTGCATGGGCGTCGCGTTCGCCGTCATGGTGCAGGCGGTGCTGTCGTGAGCCGCGGTGTGGATGTTCTGGCCGTGCTGGACCGCCAGTTGCGGGATCGGGCCGATCGCGCCGCACGCTACGGCAAGCAGGCCGACAAGGCGGCGGCCAAGCACGGCGGTAGGCAGGTCACCGCAGACCGCATGGCGGAACACGCACGCCTCCTGCTCGCCGAACTGCGCTCAATGCACGCGCCGCTGATCGAATTGCGCTCCGCCGCTCGCGCCTCCCTCGACGCCCGCGACCTGGCCGACCAGCTGGCCGCCGACGACCGCCTGCGCGCCGCTCTGGCGGCCTGCGAATCGGAGGATCCATGCGCTTTCTGACCGCCATTGGCTGCCGCAGCTGGCGCGACTTCGCCGCCTTCCTCGCCTGCTACGCCATCACCGCCGCGCTCGCAGCCGCCATGTGCTGGCCGCTGGCCTGGTCCTGACTTCCCGCCGGCGCGGCCGGCTCCTACGAGAGGCACCACCGATGTTCCAGCTCGACAACCACGATGCGGTGTTCTCGCATCTGAACCTGCGGAAGGAAAAGCACGGCGACGAAGACGCGGCCGCTGCGGACCTGAAATTCACCCTCACCGCACAGAACACGATCCTCGACACGATCGACCCGAACATCGTGCGCGCGTTCTGGAAGAAGGCCGAGAAGGGCCAGCAACAGTCGCTGCCGATGGAAGGCAGCACCGACCTGGTGGCGCTCAACCTGCCGCTGCTGGGCGAGCAGGACATCACCGGGAAGTTCGAAGGGTACGAGCTGAACATCGGCTCCCTGATGGACCACATCGAGCCGGTGTTCTTCGCCGACGCCAAGGTGAAAAAGATCACCTGGAAGCCGCTCGAAGGCGGCAGCGTGGCCATGGGCTTCACCGTTGCGGTGCTGCTGGACGAGGACGAAGACGCCGAGCTGATCTCTGCATGGCGCCGCGGCGAGGTGCGTCTGACCCTCACGCCGCCGAGCGCTGCCGCGCAGCAGGAAGACCTCGCCGCGTAACTCATCCCCCCGCCCGCCCCCTGCGGGTGCCTGCGCCGGCCAGGCCTTCCACAAAGCCGGCACCTCATTTCATGTCGAAAAAAAGGAATTTCCATGTCCGAAGCCCTGATCCCGCTCGAATCCGTCAATGCCGTCGAGGTCTTCACCGGCGGCGGACTGGACGACCTCCTGGCCCGCATTCGCGCCGAGGCCGTCACCCTGGTACCGAACGTCAAGACGGTAGCCGGCCGCAAGGAGATCGCCTCGATCGCCTACAAGGTGTCGCGCTCGAAGACCGCCATCGATGAAGCCGGCAAGGCGTTGGTGGCCGACCTGAAGAAGCAGACCGGCGACATTGATTCGGCCCGCAAGAAGGCCCGCGACACCCTGGACGCACTCCGTGATGAAGTGCGCAATCCCCTCACCGAGTGGGAGGCGGAGCAGGAACGCATCGAGCGCGAACGTGTGGAGGCCGAGGAACGCGCCCGCGCTGCTGCCGAAGAAGCCCGCTTGGCCGAGATTGCCCGGAAGGAAGAAGAGATCCGCGCCCGCGAGGAAGCCGTGCGCGCAGCTGAAGAGGCCGAGCGCCAGCGCGTTGCCGCCGAGCAGGCCGAGCGTGAGCGCGTCGAGCGCGAGGCCCGCCTGCAGGCTGAGGCCGCAGAGAACGCGAAGCGCGAGGCAGCTGCTGCCGTGGAGCGTGCCGAACGTGAGGCGCGCGAAGCCACCGAGCGCGCAGCCCGTGAGGCCGCCGAGGCCGAGCAGCGCGCAAAGGATGCCGCCGAAAAGGCCGAGCGCGAAAAGGCCGAGGCCGTCGCTGCTGCTGAGCGCCGCGCACAGGAAGAAGCCGACCGCGCTGAGCGCCAGCGCCAGGCCCAGGCCGATGCGCAGCGCCGGGAGGACGAGGCCCGCGCCGCCGACGTCGAACACCGCCGTTCGATCAACCGTGCCGCCGTCGCCGCGCTGGTCGCGCTGGGCATCGAAGACGAAACCGCCGCCGCCGTCATCACCGCCATCGTGCAGGGCAAGGTCCCGGCCGTGGCCATCCGCTACTGAGGCACGCCATGAACCAGATGACCACCCGCGCCGCTGCCGGCGCTCTGATGACCAGCGAGCAGGCCGAGGCCATCCGCGGCGCGCTGAAGTCCAGCCTGTACCCCGGCGCAAACGACGCCTCCATCGATATTGT